AGATATGAAAAAAATAGCAGAAACATACGCAATAATTAAAACTAAGGATTTACCAAGTATTGACTTTTCACAGATAGGAGAAACAAGTGCAAACAGTATTGTGAAATCAGTAGACGAAACACAGTTTGTAATTAAATACAATTCAATACCTACCTTTATAGCAGATGAAACAGTTGAACCTGTAGAAATTTTATCGCATAGGGGTTGTTTAGAATTAATGCTTACACCTTTTTGGTTTGGCGAATCCGAAGAAATATAATGAGACATACAAACGTACTTGCAATATTGTATTTTATTAGTGGCTACTTTGCTGCTATTACAATGTTGTTTAGTACACAATTACACATACAGGCATTTGGTGTTTTCTTTGTAATTTACCTAACTTATATGCTTGTAGAACAACTTGAACAATGAAAGAACAGTTACTTTTGCTGATTACTAAAACTAAACTATATTCAATGGAACTATTAGCTATTGTCAGCAGCTTCTTTTTGCCTATTTACGGCATATTAATTTTAATCTTTTTTTGTATTGTGTTCGATACAATTACAGGAATTTGGAAAGCCAAAAAAACGAACACACCAGTAACAAGCAGAAGACTAAGCGCAATCATTTCTAAAATCTTATTGTACGAAGCAACTGTAATGCTTTTTTACTTGATGGACTTTTATCTATTAAACGATATTATTTTAACGTTTTTTAGTGTTGAGTTATTAACTACCAAAATACTTGCTTTAGTTCTTGTTTCTGTAGAAGTCATTTCTATAAATGAAAACTATAAAGCGGTAAAAGGCATCGACTTGTGGGCATCACTTAAAAACCTATTTGCACGAGCGAAAGAAGTTACACAAGATTTTAAAGACGTAAAGAAAAATGGAAATTTGTAAAACGTGCAGACAACCAATTAAAAACACATCTAAATATTTGTGGATATTTGAAAACGGACACGGTGGTATTATAGACGGTGTGTACCAAACTCCTGGTAAACGTTCACCAATTTGGAGTGACGGAACGCAATTATTTGAAGGTGAGTTTAACCGAAGTATTGTTAAACGATTGATCAGGCTTTGCGAAAAAGCAAACATCGACTATGTCAATTTGGTAGATACTAATGTTGATGTAAGCCTTGCAGAAAGAACTTCTAAAGCAAACGAAATATACAGAAACACGAATAAGCCTTGTATTTATGTTTCTATTCACGCTAATGGCTTTAGTGAAGAAAGTGCAAACGGGTGGGAAGTATTTACAAGCAGAGGCGAAACAAAGAGTGATGAAATTGCACAAGTGCTATTTGAAAAAGCACAAGCAGAATTTCCTACTTACAAAATGCGTAAAGACTATAGAGATGGCGATGCAGATAAAGAGGCAAACTTTTACGTTTTAAGAAATACTGCAATGCCAGCGATATTGAGTGAAAACTTTTTTATGACAAACGAAAAAGAATGTCGCTTAATTATGAGTGAAGAAGGGCGTGACCGTATTGCTAAAATACACTTTGAAATGATTCAAGAAATTGAAAAATGAGAATATTCTATTTATTTTGCGTTTTAACGCTTTTTTCTTGCTCTGCTAAGTATCACTATAACAAAGCACTCAAAAAGGGCTTAGAAGTCACGAAACAAAGCGACACGATAAGAATTAGCACAATAGATTCTGTGCCTGTAATAAAACACGATACAATAGTTTACGAAAAATTCTTTAGTTCTAAAGACACGGTAATAATGTACAACAATGTTTATGTGCCACAAACACGGTTAGAAACACGAATTGAATACAAGCTAAAAAGAGATACCTTACGACTGATCAAAAAAGTTGAAGTACAAAAGGCAAGAGCAGCTAAAAGAACTTGTTGGCAGTGTTTTCTAATTGCTATACTTGGTTTAGGTTTGTTGGTGCTTGTCCTTTTTAAATTAGTACAAAAATACTTATGAAGCTTATAAAACACGGAAGAAACGTACACGAATTACAATTAGAACATACGAACAAGGTTGCGATGTTATCCGATTTACATTGGGACAACCCAAAATGCGACCAAGAACTACTAAAGAAACATCTTGACTATTGCAAAGAAAATTCTATTCCTGTTATGATTAACGGCGA